TCAAATCGGCAAGCCACCATGCCCTAGATGATTGCAAAAGACAGATCCAGATGTTACAATCATGTATTAAACACCTGGGAATCAACAAGATAAAATGATCATAGCAATCAGCGGACTCATAGGATCGGGCAAGGACACATTGGCGGACTACCTGGTCAACACACACGAATACAGGCGAGACAGTTTCGCCAACAACCTCAAGGATGCCATATGCAACATGTTCGGTTGGGACAGGGAAATGGTCGAAGGACGTTCCAAATCCAGTCGCAAGTGGCGTGAGGAAGTGGATGAATGGTGGGCCAAGAGATTGGACATGCCACATCTGACACCTCGCTGGATATTACAGCACGTGGGCACGGATGTCATCAGGGCACACTTCCACGATGACATGTGGTTGGCAAGCCTGGAGAACAAACTCAGGAAGACCGATGACAACATAGTCATCAGCGACGTCAGGTTCAAGAACGAGGTCAAGATGTTGCGTGGACTGGGTGCCATATGCGTGGAAGTCGTCAGGGGTGACAGGCCAGACTGGTACACACATGCCGAGGCCAATGACATCAACAAGTTACAGGAGTTGGGCGTGCATCGTTCCGAGTATGACTGGATCGGCACTGACTTTGACCGCACACTGGACAACAACGGAACCACAGACGATCTCTACCGCCAGGTAGATCAGTTGCTCAAACAGCACTGCTAATCAGGAATCAGATCTCCCACTTTCCATGCTGACTGGCGCTGTACCAATGCGGAACAGTTGAGGCAGATGCTACGCAGATTCAACAGGTCAGCATTGTTGAGATTGCCATCCATGTGATAGACCATGATCTGGCTACCATGCTTGGCACGGAACCCACACAGGTCACAGGTCTTCTTCTTGACATATCCCTTGCTCCTCCATCTCGGATCCGGTTGGCGTATCTTGCGTCGGCTGTTGGCACAGGCCATGCAACGGCTACGGTAGTGTGTCTTGCCATTGCGTTTGTAGTTGATGGCACATAGGTTGTGCCTGCAGGCGCCACAGATGGGTCTCTTCATGCCCATATTTAGTTAGACCTTTATAAAGGCTCTTTATAACCGCAAGATTACAGCGATTTGAATAAATATTCGTAACAGTTAAAGAGGATTAATAAAATGGCATTAGTATCCCCAGGAGTCGAGGTTAGCGTAATTGACCAGAGTCAATACGTTCCAGCACCGACCAATTCAGTTCCGTACATCCTGATCGCGACAGCACAGGACAAGACAAGTGGAACATCTACAGCGACAGCGAGCGGCACAACAGCGGCCAACGCTAACAAGATTAATTTAGTCACCAGCCAGAGAGAACTGGTTACATTGTATGGTAACCCAACTTTCTACAACACAAGTGCTGGCACACCGATCAACGGATACGAACTAAACGAATATGGATTATTGGCGGCATACTCCGTGTTGGGCATTTCCAACAGGGCATACATCCAGCGTGTTGACGTTGACCTAGGCGCACTTGCGTCATCACTGACACGTCCATTGGGAGAAGCGGACAACAACGCATGGTGGTTGGACACTTCAGAATCCAAGTGGGGCATACATGAGTGGTCATCATCCACAGATGCATTCACCAACAAGGTACCAACAGTCATCACATCAACAACTGATCTGGATGGCGGCGTGCCCAAGACATCGATAGGTGCCATTGGTAGTTACGCTGTGGTTGCCACGAATGCCAACAACCCAATATACTACAAGAACAGAAGCAATGCCTGGGTGTTAGTGGGATCAGACGACTGGCACAACAGTTGGCCTACCATAACTGGTACGGTCTCATCTGCCACATTGACATCAGGACACAGCATCGTGATACAGGGTACCACAGTCACACTGTCCGGCACCACTTTATCAGACTTGGCCACCAACATCAACTCAGCATCCATTGCTGGTGTGACAGCGGATGTGGTCAGCAACAAATTAGAGATCTACGCTGACTCGGAAGTTTCAGTTGATGGATCAAGTTTGGAAGGTGCTCTCGTACTGGCAAACGGCACAGGTACAATCCTCACCGACGCAGGTTTGACAGCGGGCACATACTACTATCCAAGACTACAACAGTCACAGCACTACTCCAACCCACGTTGGAAGTCAACTGACACTGCTCCACGTCCTACAGGTTCTGTATGGATCAAGACCACGGCAGTCAACAATGGTGCTGAGATAGTTGTCAAGAGATACAACTCAACCACCAATGTTTGGACTACAACCAGTGCTCCGATATATGAGAACGATCGCACAGCACTCAAGAACATCGATCCAAGCGGTGGCGGTGAGAATGTGGCGGCTGACACATTATATGTGCAGTATGACTCTACCGAGGCAGACAACGCAACATTCAAGGTATACTACAGATACGCAACAGGTGACACAATAGTCACCACTGAGAACGACACGACCACACCCACATTTGTAGGCAGTGAAACGTTCACCATCCAGGCCAGTGCCAAGAACTCAACTGAGTTGACTTCAGCAGTCACTGTCTCGATGAGTGGTACGACAGTTGCTGACTTCGTGAGTGACTTCAACTCGGCCAACGTGGCCAACACTGAAGCGAGCGTGACATCATCAGGAGAGATACAGATCAAGCACACACAGGGTGGTGTGATCATACTCAAGGACACATCAGGTACTCCTGTTGCTGATGCTGGAATTTCCAGCTCATTGGACAATGTTAGAGCAGGCAATGACTCAGATCTGATACTGTCCAACTACGTTCCATTGACATACACAGCAAAGACCAGCGAGCCCACACAGGATCCAGCAGACGGTACATATTGGTACTACTCGGCAAGCGACCAGTGGGATATCATGATACAGGACGGCGGTACCTGGAAGGGTTATCAGAACGTGAGCACTGACTCACGTGGATTTGACCTAACCACTGCATCACCAAATGGTCCTATCGTGAGTGCTACCGCTCCAACACTACAGTCTGATGACACAGCATTGGTATACGGAGATCTTTGGATCGACACCAGCGACCTGGAAGACGTCAAGATCAAGCGTTGGCAGGCTGTTGATTCAGTCGATCAGTGGGTGACCATTGACAAGACAGACCAGACAACAGAGAACGGAGTGTTGTTTGCTGATGCACGTTGGGCAGGCGATGGCACCACAGATCCAGTCACAGACGACATACCAACAATCAAGTCACTGTTGACCAGCAACTACGTTGACATTGACAGACCAGATCCTACACTGTATCCACAGGGCATGCTACTGGTCAACACCAGACGCTCCGGCTTCAACGTCAAGGAGTTTGATTCAAACAGATTCAACGGAGTTGACTATCCAGATGATGTCTTGCCAACAGAAAAGGATGCCTGGGTCACAGTTTCAGGCAACAAGGCAGATGGTTCGGCATACCAGGGACGCAAGGCTGTGCGTAAGATCGTCACAGACAAGTTGAAATCAGGATTGGATGCCAACACAGAGATACGTGAGGAACAGAAACAATTCAACCTATTGTCAGCACCAGGATATCCAGAGTTGATATCAAACCTAGTGACACTGAACAATGACAGAAACAACACAGCATTTGTGGTAGGTGATTCACCGATGAGATTGGCTGATTCAGCCACTGACGTGGTCAACTGGGCAACAGATGCCAATGGCGCAGGCGTAGACGGCGAGGACGGACTGACAACTGCTGATCCATATGTTGGTGTTTTCTATCCAAGTGGTAGGACAACAGACCTGTCAGGCAACACAGTGGTAGTTCCAGCAAGCCACATGATGCTGAGAACCATGGTGAGATCAGATGAGATCAGTTACCCATGGCTGGCACCAGCAGGTGGACTGCGAGGCACGATCGACAATGCTTCAGCATTGGGTTACGTCAGCTCAGCCACAGGCGAGTTCACACAGACTGCTGTCAGACAGGGACTGCGTGACACACTGTATGAGAACAAGGTCAACCCATTGACCAACCTACCGGGCGGTGGATTACAGAACTACGGCAACAAGACAGTGGCCAGCACACCTTCGGCACTTGACAGGATCAACGTGGCACGTCTGATCGCTTACCTACGTGACAGACTGGAGGCACTGGGCAGAGGCTACATCTTTGAGCCAAATGACACACTGACACGCAATGAGATCAAACAAGCGGCTGAACAGTTGCTGAATGATGTCACTGCCAAGCGTGGTATCTACGACTACCTGGTGGTGTGTGATGACACCAACAACACTTCGGATCGAATCGATCGCAACGAGTTGTATGTGGACATTGCCATCGAGCCAGTCAAGTCAGCAGAGTTCATCTACATTCCATTGAGAATCAAGAACACTGGAGACATCGCGGCAGGCAACCTATAGTATAGAATAATATACGCAGATAATGGCACTTCGGTGCCATTTTTTGTGGCCAGCGGTTGATAAATACGTTACATAGAAACAAGGAGAAATACACATGGCAGTTTCATCATTGACAAAAATGACAGTGCCTTTAGCGTCAGACCAGTCTAATGCTAACCAAGGCCTGTTGATGCCCAAATTAAAATATCGCTTTAGGACGGTATTTGAGAACTTAGGTGTGAGCACACCAAGATCAGAATTGACAAAACAGGTTATTAGTTTCACCAGACCATCAGTGAGCTTTGAGGAAATGATGATAGACATCTACAACTCAAAGATCAAGTTGGCTGGTAAGCATAGTTGGGAAGATGTCACGGTTGAATTGCGTGACGATGCTTCAGGCAGTGTTGCTAAACTAGTAGGCGAACAGTTGCAGAAACAGTTAGACTTCATGGAGATGTCTAGTGCGGCGGCTGGTATCGACTACAAGTTCATCACAAGATGTGAAGTGCTGGACGGCGGCAACGGTGCCAACGAACCAAACGTGTTGGAGACATGGGAACTATACGGTTGTTACCTAACAGCAGTGAACTACAACGACTTGAACTACGGTGAATCAGCACCAGCGACAGTCTCATTGACCATCAAGTTTGACAATGCTGTACAGACACCATTGGGTACTGGACTCGGCACCAGCGTCGGTAGGGCACTAGGCGAAGTAGTCACAGGCTAATCTAAATGGCAGGCATATTTGAGAATGACCTTCTCAATGGTTTCCTGGGCAGTGAAGGCCTAAAAGACTTCAGGCACGGCTCCAAGACCTTTAGGTCCGGTGGCTATGCACTGGCACCACGTTACAAGTTTTTATTTCATGTGTATTTCAACTTGAACGTGGCCGCCATACCAGGTCTGAGACAGCTCGTGGGCAGGGACGAACAAGACAGGCTGAGCCTGTTGGTCAAGAACATCCAGTTGCCCAACT